CGCCTTGCGCACCCTCTGCTACCAGGGCTGGACCGACGCGATCCGATCGCGCCACCCGGCAGAGAAGATCTGGACCTTCTGGGACTATCAGGCCGGCGCCTGGCAGCGCGACGCGGGCTTCCGCATCGACCATCTGCTGCTGAGCCCCGGCGCCGCCGACCGGCTGGCCGATGCGGGCGTGGACAAGGAACATCGCGGCCGCGAAAGGGCCAGCGACCATGCGCCGACCTGGGCCGTGCTGCGCGGCTGAGCGCCTATGATGCTCTGATCCGGATCAGCGGGCGCGATTTCGTTTCGCGGACGGCCCGCGCCCGCCGGCACGGGTCGTGTCTTTCCCGCTCCTCAATCCGCATCCGCCGGCATGGCGCGCGGGCCTTCGGGGAAGAGATAGCCGGGATCGAAGCCGCTCAGCTTGCGCATCTCCTCCCAATTCTCGATCGTGATCATCCGCCCGACCGTGCGGATATAGCGCTGCGTGCGCAGCCATTGGATCATCCGATTGGTATGCACATGGGTGAGGCCCAGCGCATCGGCGAGCCCCGCCTGGGTGACGGGAAGTTCGAAGCTGCCGTCCACCAGGCCGCCCGCGGCATCCAGCCGGCTGGCGAATTCGAGCAGCAGATGCGCGGTGCGCTCCTGCGCGCTGCGGCGGCCGACATTGACCGTCCATTCGCGCGAGATGCCGGCATCCACCAGCGTATCGAACCACAGCGCCTGCGCGACCGCGGGATGGCGATCGGCGACCGCCTGGAGATCGCCCTGCGCGACCGAGACCGTGACCGCCGCCGTATGGGCATGGATCGAATGATCCAGCGCGGGCATCAGCAGCATCTGCAGATCGATCATGTCCCCCGGCATATGGAAGGACAGGATCTGGCGCGCGCCATCGCGCAGGATGCGGTGGCGGCTGACCAGCCCTTCCTCCACCATGGCGCAGCGCACCGGGCGTTCGCCCTCGCGCAGGATATCATGGAATGCAGCATGGCTGTGCCGCTCGGCGGGCAGCGCGAGCAGCGCGGCGGTGCCCGCATCGGGCAAAGGATGGCGCCGGTTGAGCTTGGCGACGAATCTGGCAATCGACGGAAATGGCGGCGGCATCGGACTCCCCTTGGCGGGAGCGTGCGCCCGTCTCGCCATCGCCATCGCGGACTCATGGCCATAATGCGCGCGTTTTACGTTGATTCATGTTAAATTCTAACTTGTATCGATCAAATAACGATCCCGGCAATTGGCCATTTTCATCCTCTGCCCGTTGATAAGATGGGAAATCGGCGAAATGCCCGCAGAACGGCATCGCCGCGAGCCCGCTTCCGCCAAGAAGCGCAATCGAGGAGACTGGAGATGGAGAAGCACGATCGGAACTATTATCTGGAGCGGGTTCGCGCCGAGCGCGAAATGGCGCTGCTGACGCGCGATCCCGCCGCGCGGCGCGCGCATATCTCGCTGGCAGAAGCCTATATCATGCGGGTATTGGCGATGGACGAGGTGAAGCAGCATGGCTGATGGCCCGATCGTGCAGAAAAATGCACCATATAGGATAAAAGGATTGACAGCGTAACGCTGTTATGGCACTAATCCTGATCATCGACACATGCGATTCGGCGCCGGCGGGTGCCGCGACCAAAGGCTGGAGGAGCGAATGGGCTCCGCCGGCCTTTTGCGTTTCGGGGATATGGGATGAAAGAGACGAACGAGCCCGAATTGGAGATCCGATCCGGCAGCCGGGGCGGGCAGCAGGTGCGCATTGTCGACGGCAAGCACTGGACCGAGGCGATCCGGGGTACGTTTCTGGACCAATTGGCGCTTTCCGCCAATGTCCGCGCTTCGGCGCAGGCGGTCAACATGAGCTTCCAGGGCGCCTATAAATTGCGCCGGCGCGACGCCGATTTCGCGCGCGGATGGGACGTCGCGCTGCGCGAAGGATATGCCATGCTGGAGCTGGAGATGCTGCACCGCGCGCGCTTTGGATCCACGCGGACCATCACCGAGCGCAGCGACACGGCGCTGGTCTGCGAGACGATGGTGCACGATTATCCGGACGGCCTTGCCATGCGGCTGCTGGCGCTGCACCAGGCGCGGATCGACGCGGCGGCCGCGCTGCCGTCTCCCCCGGCGCCCGGAGAGGGCAAGGTGCTCAAGCTCGACTATCTGACCACGGTGCTCGACGCGATGCGCGATCGCTTGCCCGATGCGAAGGATGCAGACGATCGGATGGGCGGGCAGGCGGGCAGGCCAGCGAGCGGGGCATGACCAAACGGCCTGGCGCGGACGCGTCGCTGGCCGAATGGCTTGCCGCCTGCGCGCCGGGCGACGTGCAGACCGCGCTGGGCCTGCTGGAGCTGGACGAGGATGCGCTGCGCTGGCTCTGGCCCTTCTGGGCGCGGGGCGGGCAGATGCCGCCGCCGGGCGATTGGGCGATCTGGCTGATGATGGCCGGGCGCGGCTTCGGCAAGACCCGCGCCGGCGCCGAATGGGTCCGCGCCATGGCCGCGGAATATCCCGGCTGCGCGATCGCGCTGGTGGGCGCGACCGCGGGGGAGGCGCGCTCGGTGATGGTGGAGGGGGTGAGCGGATTGCTCGCCGTCTCCCCCGAGACCGAGCAATTGCTGTGGGCGCCCTCGCTGGGGCGGCTGCGCTGGGGAAACGGATCGCAGGCGGTGCTGTTTTCCGCGGCCGAGCCGGACAGCCTGCGCGGCCCCGAATTCCATTTCGCCTGGGCCGACGAAGTGGCCAAATGGCACCGCGCCGAGACGGCATGGGACACGCTGATGCTGGCACTGCGCAAGGGCAGCCGGCCGCGCGCGCTGGCGACGACCACGCCGCGCGCCATCCCGCTGATGCGGCGGCTGGCGGCGGATCCGCGCGTGGCACGGACGCGCGGCGCGACCGCCGACAATGCCGCGCACCTGCCGCCGGTCTTCCTGGCGGAGATGGCGCGCGCCTATGGCGGGACGCGGCTGGGGCGGCAGGAACTGGGCGGCGAACTGATCGAGGAGGTGGCGGGCGCACTGTGGACCCGCGGCGGGATCGAGGCGCGGCGGGTGGCCGCGGCGCCCGAACTGGTGCGCGTGGTGATCGGGGTGGACCCGCCGGCCACGTCCGAGGGCGATGCCTGCGGGATCGTCGCGGTGGGGCTGGGCGCGGACGGTGCGGCCTATGTGCTGGAGGATGCGAGCGTGGAAAATGCCTCGCCGGAGACCTGGGCGCGCGCGGTCTCGGCCGCGGTCGCGCGGCACGAGGCGGAGCGGGTGATCGCCGAGGTCAACAATGGCGGGGAGATGGTGCGTTCGGTGCTGGAGGCGGCGGATATCGGCCTGGCCGTGAAGATGGTGCATGCGCGGCGCGGCAAATCGGCGCGCGCCGAGCCGGTCGCGGCGCTGTACGAACGCGGGCGGGCATTTCATGCGGGCGCCTTTCCCGCGCTGGAAGACCAATTGTGCGGGATGCTGGGCGCGGGCGGCTATGAAGGGCCGGGACGCAGCCCGGATCGGGCGGATGCGCTGGTGTGGGCGATGACCGAGCTGATGCTGGGCAGGAGGGCGGCGCCGCGGGTGCGGGCGGTGTGAGGTTGCAGCGGTTTCGGGTAAGGCTTAGTGTCTTTCTGCCCAATGCGGAGCAATGGCGATGCCCGACCGGATCGAACTCGATGTGCACCTGGCCCGCGATGCGGAGACGGGACGCTGGTATGTCGCGCAATCGGACATTCCGGGGCTGTGGCTGGAGGCGGATGACCCGATCGCGCTGATGGAGCGCATTTCGCTCGCGGCGCCGGAACTGATCGAGTTGAACACGGCTGGCGCGCCGGCGGTGGATCGCGCCAGTGCGCGGCATCGCATCCGGCCGGTCTTCGACAGTCCGCTCGAACTCGCCTATGTGTGACGTCCGGTGGGGCGCTATTATCGCGTGGTCCGCGAGGCGCTGATCGCGGCGGGATGCATTTTCGTCCGGCAGGGCAAGGGCGATCACGAAATCTGGTTCAGCCCGATCACGCGCCGCAATGTCACGCCGGATCGCGGCATGCAGGTGAGGCACACCGCCAATGGCACATTGAAGGATGCCGGGCTGCCCAAGATGTTCTGAGGATCAGAGCGCGTTCACATAGGCTTTCGAACAGTCCATCAGCGCTTTCAGCCCCGGGCCGGCGTCGCTGGCGTCGAAGGCGTAGAGCGGCTGGCCGGCGCGGGTGATGGCCAAGGCGAAGCCGTTCGGCCGGGCCCTGGCCAATGTCTCCAACGGGAGGATCATGGCATAGCCGCCCGGGCTGCCGTCCGTGGCGGGGACGCCGGTGGCGGGGAGGATCTGCGGCGGATCCGTATCGAAGGCGAGCGCGAGATCGGGATCGTCGCCGGGCTGGACCGTGGCGATGGCCGGCGCCGAGATGGCGATGCCGCCCGCGCTGTTCGCGCTGGGACCGATGAGCATCAGCATGTCGTCGCCCGACCATTTGCTGAGCGCGCAATTGATCTCGTCGGCCTCGAGCATCCAGCCGCCGGGCTGGGGGCGCGGTTCCTGCACGGCCGGGGCGCTGGCGAGGAGCATGGCGGCAATCGAGAGCAGGGCGAATGGGGGCATCATCTCTCCTGGGTCTGTTTTGCCACAGGATGACGCGGGTTGGCGCGGGTGTCCAATTTTTCTCCCTCGCCCCGCAGGGGAGAGGGCGCGAGCGTTGGCGCCCCAATCTTCATCGGGGTGCCTGCTCGCAGCGGGTAAGGGGTTCGGTGTGGGTCGATTGACACCGAATCCCCTCACCCAGCTCCGCCTAAGTTCGCGAAAAGTCGCTCACTAAGGCTGCGCAACCCTCTCCCAATGGGAGAGGGAAGAATGGGAGATCCTTATGAACTGGTTTGGACGCAAGGCGGCCGTGCGCGATGCGGCGCGGCCGGTGCTGGCGCGCGCGCTTGCCGGGGTGGCGATGGGGGAGTGGCCGCGCTCCTATGAGGCGCAGGTGCGCGAGGCCTATCTGGGCAATGCCGTGGCGCAGCGATCGGTGAAGCTGATCGCGGAAAGCGTGGGGGGCGCGCCGCTGGGCGGATCGGACCCGGCGCTGGTCGCGCTGGTGGCCGCGCGATCGGCGGGGCAGGCGCTGCTCGAGACGGTCGCGGCGCATCTTTTGCTCCACGGCAATGCCTATGTGCAGATCCTGCCGGACAGTGGCGGACGGCCGGGCGAGCTTTACGCGCTGCGCCCCGAGCGCGTCTCGATCGCGCCCGATGCGCAGGGCTGGCCCGCTGCCTATGGCTATCGCGTCGGCGTGCGCGAGACGCGCTTCGCGCCGGACGAGATCGTGCACGTCAAAGCCTTTCATCCGGCGGACGACCATTATGGGCTGGGCTGCCTGGGCGCGGCGGCGGGGGCGGTGGCCATCCACAATGCCGCGACGCGCTGGAACAAGGCGCTGCTGGACAATGCCGCGCGGCCGAGCGGGGCCCTGGTGTTCGATGCGGGCGACGGGGCGGCGCTCTCCGCGGCGCAGTTCGACCGGCTGAAGGCCGAGCTGGAAAGCGAATTCTCCGGCGCGGGCAATGCCGGGCGGCCGATGCTGCTGGAGGGCGGCCTTAGCTGGCAGGCGATGTCGCTCAGCCCGGCGGACATGGATTTCGTCGGGCTGAAGGCCGCGGCGGCGCGCGAGATCGCGCTGGCGTTCGGCGTGCCGCCGATGCTGCTCGGGCTGCCCGGGGATGCGACCTATGCCAATTATCGCGAAGCCAATCGCGCCTTGTGGCGCCTGGCCGTGCTGCCGCTGGCGGACAAGATTTTGAGCGGGATCGCGCAAGGGGTGGCGCGCTGGTGGCCGGGGGCGGCGCTGGCGGTGGACCTCGACCGGGTGACCGCGCTGGCGGAGGATCGCGAGCGGCTGTGGGCGCAGGTGAGCGCGGCGGATTTCCTGGATGCGGGGGAGAAACGGGCGTTGCTGGGGCTGTGAGCCATATGGGTGATATTTATTCAAAGTGTGATGCTGATTCGGTACCAATTTGGCAAGATGCAGAGGTGCGTGGGTCGGTGCTGCCCTCTCCCCGGCGGGGAGAGGGCGCGAAACTTGGCGCTTTAGTGCCTAGTTGCAGCGGTGAGGGGGCCGATGCTGGGCGTCTGACACCGAACCCCCTCACCCAGCTCCGCCTAAGCTCCTTCGTCGCTAAGGCTGCGCAACCCTCTCCCCGATGGGGAGAGGGAGGTGTTCTGATTTTCCCCCCTTCCCTTTGGAGATCCATCATGGCCATCGATCCCTTGCTCGCCCGTCTGATCGCGCAGGCGGAGGCGCGGGGCGGGGATCTGGTGACCTGCCAGGCGATCGCCGAGGAGGCCAGCGCGTGCGGCGCGGAGCGGGCGCTCGCGCGGCTGGGGCTCGCGGACGAAAAGGCCCGCAGCGACATCGGCGAACTCAGGGAGCTGCTCTCCGCCTGGCGCGACGCCAAGCGGACGGCGCGCAACGAGGTGGTGGGATGGATGATCCGGATAATGCTCGCATTGCTGCTGCTGGGACTGGCCGCACGGCTGGGGCTGGTGGCGCTGGTGAAGGCGTGAAATCCTCCCCTTCGGGGGGAGTGTCGGATCTGGACCGGGATTTGGACTCTTCCGGGCACATCCCGCCCCACCACCACCGGCCTGCGGCCGGCGGTCCCCCTCCCCCGGAGGGGGAGGATATGGGGCTCCGCTTCGCGGGCTATGCGGCGGTGTTCGATCGGGTGGATCGTGGCGGGGACGTGGTGCGCAGGGGGGCGTTTCGCGGCGCCTCCGCCGATGTGCCCTTGCTGTGGCAGCATGGCGCCGGGACGCCGATCGGGCGGGTGGAGCGCGTCGCCGAGGATGCGCACGGGCTGCGCGTGATCGGGCGGCTGACCGGCGAGACCCAGGCGGGGCGCGAGGCGGGGGCCTTGCTGCGCGCCGGGGCAATCAAGGATTGAGCTTCGGATATCGGGTGAAGGCCCAGAGACGCGGCGCGGCGCGGGAGCTGACCGCGCTGGAGCTGGTCGAGATCAGCCTGGTGACCTTTCCGATGCAACCGCTGGCCAGGGTGCATGCGGTGGAACGCGCAGATTGAATTTCACCGTGTCGCCCCAGCGCAGGCTGGGGCGACACGGTGGGTGAGGGGGGGCGGTGCCGGGTGTTCGACATCCGACACCCTCACCCAGCTCTCCCTCAAGGGAGAGGGAATTTTTGTGAGGAGACCGACATGTACGAGGTGAAGGCGGAAGGGCTCGAGGAGAGCTTCGAGGGCGTGGCGGCACAGGCGGCGATCGATGCCTTGCGCGGCGAAGTGACCGACCTGCGGGGCAGGGTGGATGCGGCGTGCGTCGCCGCGGCGCGCCCGGCGCTGGGCGGGGCCAAGGCGGAGGAGGATCCCGCGCGCACGGCGTTCGTGGACGGCTATCTGCGCAAGGGGATCGAGAGCGGGGTGGAGCGCAAGAGCCTCACGACGCTGACCCCCGCGGACGGCGGCTATGCCGTGCCGCGCGAGATCGACGCGGTGATCGACGCGACGTTGAAGAGCATCTCGCCGATCCGCACGATCGCCAATGTGGTGCAGGTGGGGACGAGCGGCTATCGCAAACTGGTCTCGATCGGCAGCACCGCTTCGGGCTGGGTGGCGGAGACCGCGGCGCGGCCCGAGACCGATACCGCCGATTTCGCCGAGATCGCGCCGCCGATGGGCGAACTCTATGCCAATCCCGCGGCGAGCCAGGCGATGCTGGACGATGCGGCGTTCGACGTGGAGGCCTGGCTGGCCAATGAGATCGCCACCGAATTCGCGCGGGCCGAGGGGGCGGCGTTCGTCTCGGGCAATGGGACGAGCAAGCCCAAAGGGTTCCTGGCGGGGACGATCACCAATGAGGCGGACGGCGTGCGCGCCTTCGGCACGATCCAATATCTGGCGAGCGGCGCGGCGGGGGCGTTCGCGGCCGCCAATCCGCAGGACCGGCTGATCGACCTGATCCAGATTTTGCGCTCGCCCTATCGGCAAGGCGCTTCGTTCGTGATGAATGCGGCGACGCTTTCGGTGATCCGCAAGTTCAAGACCGCGGACGGGGCGTTCCTGTGGCAGCCCGGGCTGATCGAGGGGCGCCCGGATACGCTGCTGGGCTATCCGGTGGTGGAGGCGGCGGACATGCCGGATATCGCGGCCAACTCCTACTCGATCGCCTTCGGCAATTTCCGCGCCGGCTATCTGATCGCCGAACGCGCCGAGACGCAGATCCTGCGCGATCCCTTCACCAACAAGCCGTTCGTGCATTTCTATGCGACCAAGCGGGTGGGGGGCGCAGTGACCAATTCGGAGGCGATCAAGCTGATGAAGTTCGCGGTTTCGTGAATCGGCCGGGCGCCGCTGTTCTTTGCGTTCGGCGGCGTCCGGTCCCCCTCACCCAGCTTCGACTAGGCGCTGAAGCGCCAAGTCTGCGCAACCCTCTCCCCGCAGGGGAGAGGGAGGAGGCGGTGCCCATGTCTTTCTATCTCAAGGACCCGCAATCGCGGGTCGAATGTCCCATGGCCTGGGATGCCGGGCTGCTGGGCGCGGCGGCGATCGTGGGCAGCGGCTGGACGGCGGAACCCGCGGGGCTGACGATCGAGGATGCGGGCGTCGGCGGCGCGGTGACTCGGGTGACGATCAGCGGCGGGCAGGCCGGCATGGTCTATCGCCTGGCCAATCGCGTGACGCTTTCGGACGGGCGCAGCGACGTGCGATCGATCCTCATCCGCGTGGAACCGCGGTGATGGCCGCCGCGATCCCCGCGCTGCTGCCGGTGTCGCTGGAAGAGGCGCGCGCCTTCCTGCGGATCGAGACCGGGGGCGAGGATGCGCTGCTCGCCGGATTGCTGCGATCGGCGACCGACCTGTGCGAGGCCTTTACCGGCCATGCGCTGATCGTGCGCGACGTGGCGGAGATACTGGGCGCCGGCAGCGGCTGGCGGCGGCTGGAACGGGCGCCGGTACGCGCGATCGCTGGGGTGACCGGATTGCCCGCGGAGGGCGCGCCCTTCGCGCTGGCGGCGGATGCCTATGCGATCGAGATCGATGCGCAGGGCGAAGGCTGGGTGCGCGTAACGCGGCCCGGCGCGGCGGGGCGGGTGTGCGTGGCGTATACCGCCGGGATGGCGGAGGAATGGAATGGCGTGCCGGAGGCGCTGCGCCAGGGCATATTGCGGCTGGCGGCGCATCTCTTCACCCAGCGCGACGGGGCGCGGGACGCGGGGCCGCCGGCGGCGGTGACCGCCTTGTGGCGGCCGTGGCGGCGGATGCGGCTGTGACGCTGGAGGGCGGCGCGCGGATCGCCGCCGCTGCGGCGGATCGCGCGGCGGCGCGAGTGGCGGACGCTGTCGCGGACGCCTTTCCCGACCTGGTGGTGACGCGATCGGGCGGGCGGATCGAGATCGCCGGGCGCGGGCTGAGGGCGCGCGTGCTGCGCGAGGCGCGGCTGCGCTGGATCGGAGGAATGCTCAGATGACGGCGGAACAGGCGGTGCGCGCGAGCCTGGCGGCGGCGCTGCGCGGGCATGCGGGATTGCGCGCGGGGCTGAACGCGGTGCTGGACGGCGCGGGCGGACGCGCGACGGCGCCTTATGCAGTGATCGGCGACCTGCTGGCGGCCGATTGGGGCACCAAGACCGCGGCGGGGCGCGAGTTGCGCTGTGCGGTGACGATCCGGGATGCGGCCGAGACGCCCGCGCGGCTGGAAGGGCTGATGGCGCTGGCCGGGGAGGCGATCGAGGCGATGGCGCGCGCGCGGGGCGGCTGGCGCGTGGCGAGCCTGGCGTTCGTGCGCAGCCGGATCGGGCGCGATGGAGCGAACGGGTGGTTGGGGGTGGTGGACTATCGGGTGCGGGTTCTGGCGGAATAAGGGGATGGTGTCATCCCAGCGAAGGCTGGGATCCCGCGGTGCACGCGACCAAATCGATGGATCCCAGCCTTCGCTGGGATGACACCCTTCTCATGGAAACTTCCGTCCCTCGCTCACCCCTTCTTGGCGGGCGAGGTCTTGGTGTCGAAATAATCTTTGTAGCGATCCTTGGCGCTGTCGAGGAAATCGTCGGCATCCACCTTGAAGCTCTCCGCGGAGTCCTTGGCCTTGATGCCGTCCGCGGCATCGGCGGCGAGATAGGCGGTTTTCCACGCATCGAGCTTGGGCTGGCAGGTGACGACCACCGCGCTGTTGAACGCATCGGGCTCGACCTTCTTGTCGAGGCCGTCGCGCAGCTCGGTATCGATGCAGGCGAGATAGGCGTCGCGCGCCGAATAAGCGGTGTCGGTGGGA